TTTTTACATATTTCATCCAATGTATAATCTGAACTCCCACATCCACATTCTGGATACATGATTTCATTTTCAACATCTTCTTCAAAGAATGCTACAAATCTAATTGATTTAATCATTGGATTGTTTACATAAAGATATCCATTAGTTATCCAGTAATATTCTTCTTTCTTAATTACAGGAAGCTTCAATAGATTTATGTATCTATTAACAGATATTTCTTTTAATTTCTTTCCTTGGCCACCTAATGCATTAATAGAATAAACTCCTTGTATTACATATTGGTAATTACCTTCTGATATACGTGGAAGTTTAAGTTTAGTTCTAGCAATAGTGCATTCATCTACATAGTTACAACATTCAGAGATAGGTACTTCTATCATCTCTAAACATGGAATAGTAGTGAACAATGTATCAGTTGCCCAAAGTTTTCTAAGATTGGTTTCTCTTTTAATGAGTAATAGAGCATTGTTTCTGATCTCAGAAGCAATAGCTCTATCTGTAATAAGACTATCTGTAGAAAGTATCTTGTGGACACTTCTAACATCTGATACTAATTTTCTTAATGTTGCCATGTTATTTATATTCTATGTTCAAATTCAGCAACTTTACCAAGATCTACATCATATACTAATGCTAGAGCAGCTCTTACTGAATGTACGTAATTATTATCTAAGTGCCATCTATCAGTTCCTGAAAGACTAGGCATTTGTTGTATTCTCACTCCCTTAATCTCTTTAGCCATATAGTGATGTTTATCTCCTGTATGAACTTCTCTGTAAACAGCATCACCAAATTGGTGACTATATTTTGGATGTGTTGCAAACAATAAAGGAAGATCTTCTATCTTACAGTTACCATGGTGCCATCCAATAAATGTATTTCCTAATGTAACTCCTTTAACTACACTATGTTCTCTCATAAACTCTACATCCAATGCATCTTTAAAAAATACATCTAATGCATGTGCTAAGTAGAATGATTTAGTTCTATCATGGTTTCCTTGTACAAGAACAACAGTTACATTGTTACAACGTTGTCTCAACATATTAATTGTATCTACAAGAATAGCAAAGCCTAATTCATACTCATCAGCGTAATCCATTATAGTGTCTTGTGGAGTACCGTTTGTAGTTTGGTGTTGATAGTTATCAGTGTGAAAATAATCGTTGGATATAGGAAGAATTATGTTGTTTACATTGTAATTACTAGTCACTTTCTCAATCAAAGACTGAGCCACACTAACATATCTTAAAACTCTTGTAGTTATATCATTGTCACCATCCACTGTTCTCTTAGCTAAATGATAATCAGATATAGAAATCTCTACATCTACAAAGTCTTTATCTACAGAACGATCTACTTTGGTAATTGATATATTATTTGGTTTGTAGTTTTCTAAAAATCTTGCAAAGTCTTCAGGAGAGTAATCTTTTGCTTCTTTTCTTTTTGAAAAGACTGAGGAAGTGAATTTACCGTTAGGTAATAATTTAGACCAATAGTTTGTTATAACATATTTATCTAAGTTTATCTTATGTAGCTTAGCTAATTCAATGTCATCTTTAGGTTCAAAGTCTGTAACTATTGTACTTTCTATTGTACCTTTTTCAACATTCACTTTGCGTTCTCCTGCAATAGTTTTTATTACATCTTCATTATCTTTTTCTCTAAGTTCTTTCATGAGCTCATTGACCTCAAATTCACTTATTCCTAATTTCTCAGCGTAGAATTTTTTACTTTTCTTCTGACTTAATAACTCTTCTAATCGATGTAACAAGCTTTGATTTTCAGACATATTTACTCATGTTAGTTAAAAAAATATTGTAAAGATAAACAATAGTTTTTATATATTCCAAATAATTTTAGTTAGAGATGTAATTATTTATAATTAAATTAGTTAGAAACAAAAACTCCCAGAGACAATTTGTCCCTAGGAGAAAACACAGAAAACCAACAAACTGTGATTTTTATATTATATTTTTAAATTAAGGACAAATTGCTATTCCAGAGGCAACAGCTCCTACTCCATTAATTTCACAATTAGTAGAAAATGTACCAAGATCAATTTCTATATGATAAAAATTACCATCCCCTACAAATGGAATTGTTCCTCCAGAATCTGTATAAACAATACTACCTGTCGTTATTACTTCACTACCTGGAAGCCCTCCAGTATTAGAAACCCAACATGGAGTATCTAAAATTTCACTACAAGCATCTGTTGGATGAGATGTACTAGATATTAAAGCTTGCATTAAACCAGTAACGGTAGTTGTAGTAGTAGTTGTTGAAGAAGAAGAAGTTGTTGTAGAAGTAGAAGAAGAAGTGGTGGTTGTTGTAGTAGATTCTAATAAAATATCTATATAGTTTATACACACCCCATTTGATTTCACTCTAATTGTTGTTGTAAAGTCAGGAACTAACGCAGAAGAATATCCTGCAAGCAATGCTGATTTAGAAACTCCTGATTCAAAAGCCGATGTATATCCATCTAGATTTGAATAAAGATCAAAAGGTCCACTGTCTGTTCCTGCTATTGTTAATGTTATAAATACTGTCATATTTTATTGATTTTAGTTTTTATTATTAAGGACCACATATAAATCCAAGTGATGCATCTATTACTCCAATATTATTTATTTGCATACTATAACTATTAGGATAAGCATCTAATTGTATGTGATAAAGATCTCCATCACCTACAAATTTATATGCTGGCAACATTGACATGTCTGTATATACAATTAATCCATTAACAATATCTGTATTACCAGTTACCCAACAAGTTATTGTCATTGGTATTGGACAAGCATCTGTTGCAGAAGATGTTGCTGAAACAAGTCCTTGTCTAGTTGATAGACAATTTCCATCTCTAACTAATATTACAACTATATCTGTACTACTAATTCCTGGATTAGTAAGTACATATGTTCCATCTGTAGTAAAGGATTGCTCATCTTCTATTACACCATTTATAATAAGTGACATACAATGACCACTAGGAGAAGCTCCAGAAATAACTACATTAATATCATCATTACAAGTTGGGATATCTCCATATAGAATAAGTCCTGGACCAATATCTGTAGGAAGTGCTATTGAACACGATGTTGTAAATACTGAATCTATGTAAACACTTGAATATAAATTGTTAGCAATTAAGTTATTCTCACTTGGAGTAGTGGTAGTGGTTGTTGTAGGGGTTGCTGTAGTTGTACTGGTAGTAGTAGATGTACTGGTAGATGTACTGGTAGATGTAGTGGTTGTACTACTAGTAGATGTGGTTGTTGATGTTGAACTACTGCTACTAGTAGTGGTAGTGGTAATCTCTGGACAAGGACCAAGTGAACTAGAATTCATTAAACCAGTTACAATTACAGTTCCCCAATCAAGATAATCACCCACTGGATAATAGTTAGAATTAATTAATGGTTGAGTTAGATCAAGATCACTGCTATAGAACACCCAATTTGAACCATTATAATACACTTGAGCAGGATATCCTAAGAAAGGAAGAAAATTGTATGTAGGTCTTCCATTAAACAAAGGACCATTTCCTGATAGCAAGAATGAATATTGAACTCCACAACCAACACTTTCTAAAAATAAACAGAAACATATTAAATCAAGAGGTGGTTCTGTGGTGGTTGTAGTGGTGGTTGAACTAGTAGAAGTGGTGGTAGTTGATGTAGAAGAAGATGATGTAGTAGTGGTTGTTGGACAACAAATATTTAATTGATTGTTTATAATAACTAATGTATTATTTATATCCACTAAATTTTCTTCAATGTTATTCACTTCATTTGTTAAAGATTCTACATCTTCTATAATAACACACACCACTCCATCTAACTTTTCAAAAGCTACATTCAAAGTGTCACATGTTTCTATATTAGAACAAGGCAATTGAGGACCATCATAAAAGACATCACTCGTTCCTATTATTGTTGTATTATTTATTTGAGGACAATTACTCATTTTTTATTAGTTTTATAAAACACACGGACCATCATTTATTATATATACATTATCGTCTGTATCTATACTTATTGCACAAAATGTAACAACATTTCCAGAATCTACTACTCCTTCTTGAAATTCACTATCACAATCGGTGTAAGTAAAAAATCCACCACCTGATAGTCCAATAATTGTATATTGATTACACAAACTAGCTGTAGTGGTAGTGGTTGTTGTGTTACAACATTCATCTAAATTATTTTCTATTATTATAAGTTCACTATTAATGTTAACTATCTGTTCTGTTAAAACATTAACTAAGTTTGTCAAACTTGTAATTTGACTTAATAAGGAACAAATAATAGCATCAGCTTTTTGTAACGCTACATTCACTGTATCGCAAGGAGCAATTAATGTACAAGTTAATTCAGGACCATTATATATAACATCACTTGATACAGGTAAATTTGTAGAGCAAGCATTGTTACATTGTGAAACTGAATTAGATTGATGACATCCAGTGCTAACAGGAGTGGGTGTACAACAAGGGTTAACTGGTAAATAAGGATATGCCATTTTAATAAGTTGTTAAGGTAAGTAAATAATGTAATAAGCAGCATTCACTGGTTGTATATTTGTGTGAGGAAGTCCACCTCCATTATTTTGACAAGTTACGTCAACAGTTACATCAACTGTAATTCCTGTTAAAGCAGGATCTGTAGTTCTAGTTGTTGGTACAGACTGTCTACTACCATTACCATCACCAGAAGAATTAGTAACTCCTTGAAAAGTATGAGAGTGACCAGGGTCTGTAACATCTGTTGAAACGTTAGTTACTATTCCATGATTATGATTAGGCATTTCTAAAAGACTAAGAGTAACTTGATTTGTTCCTGCTACACCTCCTAATGAATAATTAGGATTTCCAGAAACTGCTGGATTTACAGCAGGATTCATAGTTGGTCCAGGAACACCATTAATAGCACCAACAATAACTCTTCCTCTTAAATCAGGAGTACCATTATTACCATTACATAAATAAATATTTTGCCAATTTCCAATACCTGCTCCTGTAGAATCAAAATTTGTTAAAGGACCATAATAAGCTACAACACCATATGGAACCATTCTTGAACTATATAATGATCCACTAGAAGTACCATCTAGATAAGCTTGTATATAAGTGTCAATATCATCAATACTAACATATGTGTCAGGAAGACTAGCAACAAGAAGATTAAAATCAACCTTCAATGTACATAATGTATTAACTACAGCTTGTACAATAGCATGTGTGTCTGAAGAGCTTGTCACTCCTGTTAAGCAATTTGCTGGTAAAGTGTAATCAGCATTCAATATAGCAAGTTCTGCTACAATAGCATCTACTTGTTCTTGAAGATCACAAGCAGCTTCTATAAGAGCTTTTGATATATCTACAATAGAAAGATCTTTACATGTAGGTAGATATTGTTTTACAAGATCACATATTATTACAGGTGCAAGATCAATCTTCACTCCTGTACCATCTAATGTAGATGTAAGGAATGTAATAAGAGCTTGTTCTACATAAGACAAAGAATCACCTGTTTGGATTCCTAGGACAGGAACATCTATTCCTGTATATTTAACACATCTGTCAGAGACAATCTCTGTACATCCGTTA